ACAACAACTAAAGCATGAACAAATGGTAGACATGCAGTACAATAAGTGAGGTTAATATGAAATATTTAGCAATACCACTATTAGCACTAGCTACACCAGCTTTTGCAGATAGTGTCGATATAGTGGGAAACGTGTCTGCGAAATGTATAATCCAGACAACTAAAAGCGGTGTATTTGGATCTCCTACGGCAAACAAGTTAAGTACAAGCCCAAGTGATGGTGGAATACATCCAGAGGTGAGAATAGATGTGGCAATTGCGAATAGCTACACAGCTAATATCACGCACCCAACAACTTTTACCTCATCACCATCCCTAAATGACACTGTGACGTGGACAGGATCTGTCAGCGTTGTGAATACAAGCGATGCGGCTATGTCATCATATGACACTAACAAGACGATTGCTGGGGCTACCACAAGCTACTCGTTAACAACTGCTGGCTCTACATGGTTTGCAATATCAAGCGTTGCTGAATATGGCGGTGGCAAGCCGTTTACAGGCGGAACGTATACAGCTCAGGCTACAATATCGTGTATACCCACCTAAAAGCGATTGTAATTGCTACGTTATTGGGGTCTGGCGTTTCTGCTCACGAACAGACCCCAGCTTACCCTAAAAAACAGTATTCCACAGTAGATGGGATTGTTAAATTTGAGCTATCAATTTTTAACTCAAGGGAAGAGGTAAAGTATTACCAAATTGGTGTATTTGATAAAAATTTTGTGGGGCTTCCATTTTCGTCAAAATATAGGATAATGAAAGTCGATTACAAAACGAGAGTAAATTTTGACGTATATGTTAGGAAAGTTGATTTAGATAGGGCAATGTATATTTGCACAAAATCAAAACTGCTAAAAGATAACAAATCTAAGCCGTTTGTGTCATCTTTGATATGCTCAAAAATTATGGAGAAAAGTAAATGAAATATGCAATCATTTTATCCTTAATTGCTGGCAGTGCATTAGCCGACAGCTCGTCACTTTCTCTGGCGCTACCAACGCCTAACATTAATACTCAATCCGATAGAATAAGGTCTGGTAGCATAGAATGCTCGAACTCTATCTCTGGGTCTACACTGCTGGAATATGGCTTAACTGGTCTGATCTCTGGGCTTGATACGAATGCCAGAGGTAAAGATATTGGAATTTATGCACGCATTGTCATTCCACTAAATGCACCTAAGAAACGTATTGAATGCCAGAAATTATTTGAGGTTGAGCTGTTACAGCGCAAAATGGAAATACGCATGTTGCAGGAAGAGCTGAATGCAATGAAAAATCTTCAATCTACAAATATGGAATTTGAGAACTAATGGTCGATACAACTAAAATCGCGGATGGTATTGATGGTTTAGCTGACCGCCAACTACAAGCTGGGGGCATGAAGCTGACGGCTGGATCTATAATAGCAATATTTGCATTCCTGTCTACAGTGGGATCTGGCCTATATGGCGGCTTGTTAATGTGGCAAAAGATAGAAGAGGTTGCTGGCCTTGATTTACAAGAATACCAAACCCAAATGGAATTGATGGACGCTAACATTCAGCAAACTATGGATTACACACGCGAGATTAAAACTGGACTTCGTGACGATATTTTAAGCATTGAGCGCCAAGCCGACAGAGTTGAGGACATGGTGCGAAAATCTGAGGACAATGTTAGGGAGATGATCGACAAGGCTGAGGTGCGCTTTGAAAATCAGAGAGAACGTGTTAGAGTTTCACAAAGCGGCGAAATGAAAGAGCTGGAAGATAAACTAATGAATAAACTACAAAGGGCGCTGGATAACCCTCTGGCGGATTGACATGGATGAATTTAAAAAATTTGATGTAGATGGAAATGGCACGATTGATCAGGCCGAGTGGGATCGCATGGCTCTGGAAGACAGGCGCTTGCGAATGCAGGATGAGGATGCCCAGCGAGACGCAATTAGGTCAATGACATGGTTTGCGCTGTTTGGAATGTTGCTATACCCATTTGCCGTGATTGGCGCTGTAATTTTTGGATTAGATGAAGCCGCAAATATATTAGGATCGATGGCAAGCATTTACTTTGTGTCTGTGGCTGGTATCGTATCTGTGTTTTTTGGGGCAAATGCTTTAGCGAAAGGTAAGGATAAATGATTGGATTAGGATTAATAGGTCAAGTTGCCGATCTTGCTGGCACTATGATCGAAGGCAAAACTGCTGTGAAGAAAGCAGAGGCGCAAACTAAAATGAAAATAGCGACAGGCGAGATCGATTGGGATATTGCCGCCATGAAGGCTACTGAGAATAGCTGGAAGGACGAGTGGATTACATTGCTGTTTAGCATACCCCTTATTCTGGCATTCTGTGGCGATTGGGGCAATCAGATCGTGCAAGATGGGTTTGCCGCTTTAACAAACATGCCAGCTTGGTATCAGTATAGTTTAGGTGGTATTGTGAGTGCATCTATTGGGATGCGTGGTGTAAGTAAATATTTTGGGGGTAAAAAATAATGTCATTGTATGAAAACATTCATAAGAAGCGTAAGCGCATTAAAGCTGGAAGTGGCGAGACAATGCGTAAAAAGGGTGCTAAGGGCGCTCCAACGAACAAGGCTTTTAAAGAAGCGGCGAAAACTGCTAAGAAAAAGCCAACTAAACGTAAAACTAAAAAGGCATAATCATGAGTGAAGCAATGAAAAAGCTCCAAGATAAAGTTGGTGTTGGGGCGGACGGACATTTTGGCAAGAATACTGCAAAGGCTATTGCTCAGTATTATGAGTTATCAAATGAAAGAGCCGCGCATCTAATGGGTCAGGCGAGCCACGAAAGCGGTCACTGGCGGCATACAAGGGAAAATCTGAACTACAGTGCCGAAAGTATGATGCGCGTTTGGCCTAGCCGTTTTCCTGATCTGGCATCCTGCGAGGGATATTCTCGAAACCCATCAGCACTAGCCGATAAGGTTTATGGTGGGCGCATGGGTAATTCTCCGACGGAAGGTAAAATTTTTTCTGGCAGAGGTTATCTTATGATTACAGGGAAGAATAATTACAGGGCATTCAGCTCCGATATGGGCTTACCTGAGATTATGACAGATCCAGATCTGGTGGCTACAGATTATGCTTTTGATACTGCAATGTGGTTCTTCAATACAAACAAGTTATTTGACATCGCAGACGATGGCGTGAACGACGAAACCATATTAAAGATCTGTAGGCGTGTGAATGGTGGCACACATGGTTTAGTGGATAGAACATCTGAGACAAACAAAATCTATGAGTGGCTCAACGCATAATAATAAAATTGGTAGAGCTGGCGAATTTCTGGCTCTATCGAGATTATCATTCGCTGGCATTTCCTGCATCTTGGTTCAACATGAAATTGACGATGCATACTTGAAAACGCCAAGCGGTAAATTACTGACTTTACAGGTCAAGACTGCCAGCAAGAAAACAGGAAATGCGCGGCAGTACAGGTGGAATACACAGCCCCTTGGAAATAATAAAAAATCCGATGTGTATGCACTGGTGGCGTATGACATAAAGAAAATTTATTGGGCTAGAGGTGACGACCCCATAATAAAGAAAACGTCAACTCGATTATATCCAGATCAATTTGCAGATGAAGAAAAATTATTAAATCAAGTAATAAACAGCTTCATAGATTAAATAAATTGCTTGATGATTTATGCTGTTAGATTTATTTAGGCGCGTGGGCAATTCGGGCATGATTTGCCCACACGATTTTTTATCTTTTCTTAAAGTAAACGTAACGCAGAGACTTAGCTCCAGCGTTGCCTATGATCGGTGTGGTTTTCTCGTAAGCACGATCAACTAATCCTTGACGATACATTACGTTAAGCGTCCACGCTATATCAGATACGCCAATGGAACTGCTGAGAGCTATCATAGTCGTCGTGTATCTTTTATAACTCTTCATATGCTTTAATATCGCGTCGTATTTTTTTTGTGGTATAGGTTTGATCTTTCTTAAATCATTGTCACTTACAAAGTTTCTATGTGACGCCTTGTTAACTGTGATTTGGCGTGGCCTCTCAAAAGTTTTATTGATGTTATTTCTGAGGCCACGTTTGATCTGCTCTTTCTCAAAATTGTATAGCAAGTGGGAATACATAATCTCATATTTATGTGTAGGCTCATCCCTCATTGCTTGGGCGACTTGTTCTTTCGACGCATAAGCGAAAGCTGGTGTTCGAGGTTGTTCAATATTGCAAGTTGCTCCTGCATCATGAACAGATAGAAGCTCCTCGTTCTCACTTCCTTGCCCTTCAGATCTTCCTGCACATTTTCGTTGAGCTTGATTGCTCTCGTCACAGCTTGATAACAATCTTTGGTTTTCATTTACGTTCTCCTCATTCATCATTTTCACGTCTCACAAATTTTCCCTGATCATTAAGAGCTGGGATCAGTCTGTTGGGTTTTTCTGGCATCTCTGGCAAAATCAATCCAGTGCCAGCGCAATTTTTGCAATCAGCCTTTTCGTACAGGTAAGTTTCATGAAAGATATTATAATCTTTTTCGAATAGTGTTTCGCCTGCGCCATCGCATTCTGGGCATGGGTAATATTTACTTGCCATTGGTTAATCCTTTCGGTCTGAGCTTTGGTACAATAAATGACGAGCTGATGTAGCTTGTTTCAATGCACTGAGCCATGCTATCCATTTTCTCATATGGCTTGTAAACTGCTGGCAATGCGTCACCACATTCACGCGCACTGCGATACAGCGTGGTATCCTGTAGCTCCACGCCGCCAATGACATATGTTAAAACGAGCGTTGTGTAGAATGTCATACTATTTCCCTCGTTTTAACAAATAAGTAATCGTTCTTTTTGTTATGCAAATTAAAAGATTTTAATGTTTCATATTTAATATCTTTTAAATCTGTATTTAGCTGTAAACCAAATTCACTCAAATATGATTTAAGATCGGTTAATGATTTTTTACCAAAGTTTGGAAAATTTAAGAAAAATTTATCGGATCTTAATATTACATCATAAAAATATATAGGGTTACGAATTCTTTTATTTTTTTCTGGCTTGCCATATGAAAATAAACTATTGCCGACCATATGATTTAAGCATCCCCAGACGCGATTTGAAAAAAAACCTTGCTCAATCGTGCTAAATAATAATTTATATAAATATGGATCTGAGCTTTCAAGATTATGAAATAAAAATATTTTAAGGCTTAATTCATCTAAATTATTAATTGCAGATATAGTTTCAATACGATCTGTGTAAACTTTATTATCAATTACTAATTTGTTTAATCGATTATTTAATTCACTTAATAAATCGCCCTTATCAACTGTTGGCTCAAACGATGGAACAAATGGTGTTTTCGTTGGGGAAATTGTCTCTATAACTTCACCTAATTTTTCCCTGACACTGGCAATATAAACTGGATCAAATCTATCAATAGTAATGTAAGTGCAAACGTACTTGCACCCACCATCTAATTTATCTTTATAATTTGGTATAATTTTTGCATACACCTCATCTGCTGGTTCTAACCAATCCAAATGCTTAAAATCTGCTAAAAGTTTTTTAGGCAGAAACACTTGGTCATGCTCATCTTTGGTAAAAGCAAAACCAAAGCCATGCTCATGTATTGATTTAATAATTAATGTTTGCATTATCTTATCCTATTTTAGATACAATTTTGACGTCATTAAAATACCTTCTGGCATCATGTGGATGTTGCCAAGAGATCATATTTTTTAACCACTCTTTGGTTTCGTGAAGTGTGGGCTGGCCTTCACTGTCGCCACACATATCTTCACCAACATCAATGGTGATTTCAAATTTAAATGTTTGCATTTTATTCTCCTAAGTTAATGTTAATTAAGTGATCCAGAAAAACTATAATCTCTGGAAGGTGAATGGCGGCTAGGGCAAATAATGCCATAGCCAATCCATCTTTGATCATTGTAATGTTCATGATTAAATCCTTATTAAAAGTTATAATCGTAAAATTTACGTGGCTCAGTGTTTAAGCTGTGACGCCCAGCCGCCGAGTGAAAGTAACCATCTTTACGCATTCTTGCGCGAATAACACCACCATCTGGATTAGATTTGTAATTCCATTTTTGGGTGTGTTGATTAGTACAGTGACCAGCATAACCACCAGAAACAATTTCTGGCTTCCAGTTTGGATCTAGCTCTGCATGAACTTGGCGAAGCTCAATGGTCTTAGGTGACACAACACGAACTATTTCATATGGATCTACATCGCTGTAACCAACATGATTAGCGTGTGTATAATCAATGGTGTCTAAAGCATAAACATATGTTGTAGTATAAGGTGAGCGACTGTAAGACGCTGGTAGCTGTTTAATTATATCTCTTGCCTCTTCAAAAGTTGCAAAAGTTGTTGTTATATCGTGCGTTGTTTCAACGCGATAAGATCTAGAAGCACGAAAGTAAGTATGATCTGTAAATGAACGATCACTTTCTTCAGTAGTAAGTATTTTAGTAACTTTAATTATGTAGCGTTTTAACATTTGTATTCTCCATTTGTGTTTATGTTATTTAAGTAATCTAACAGATTATGAGATAGGGTCAAGCACTTTATATATCATTTATATATCATAATGCCTGACCCTAGTGGCTTACCGCCTATACCTGTACCAACCCCCAATTTTGCCGAAGTGCAAAAAGTAAGTGCCTTTGTCTTTAACAAAGAAAAATTTAAATCGTTTTTTTGGCGCATAAACAAGCGACATTTCGTGATTACCAAATGTAAAAAATTTACTTTTCATTATACTGTCTCCTCAACTTGTAATTCTTTGAAGCCAACAAATGCACATTCAAAAACTCGTCTAAGATCAGGAATTATTTCGCCATCTTGCCTTTGTCCATCAACAATAAATCTGTCAAAAGCCATTGTAGAGCGCAGACCTAAACCATCTTCCCTATGCTGTAATGCAGTAACATCTTTATTAAAATCACCATTTATAATTGAACTACCATCTGCAATACTCATTACAGAAAGACCATTCGACCAAGACCCCTCAATGTTATTTGTCCAGCGATATGCATATTCAAGACAATCATTAATTGTTTCATATGCGGATATTTCTACTGGGATTTGCACTTCTGCAACTGATGTAAATTCTTCAATATTACCAGTTTCGCGGTTACGATTTGCATGTTGTACTGTGATTTTCATTTTGTATTCTCCATTTGTGTTTGTATTTATTCACTCAATATATCAGGTATTCAGATGCGGTCAAGCGGAAAATATATCTTTTATATATCATTATGTTGTTGACGCCGTCTGAATAACTGCTATTATACTTGTATAAACACAAACGAGGAGATTTGTTATGACTGACTTTAATTATAATGACGGCGGACGTGTAGCATCAGGCCGAAGAGGTATAGCTGGTGATTGTGCAGTACGCGCAATGGCAATTGCTTTAGAGCTGGATTACGATGCTTGCTATAAAGAGATAGCTCAAGCCAATAAAGATAATGGCAGAGCTAAATCTGTTCGTCACGGCGTTATGAAAGACGTGTATGGTGCAGTCTTAAAGCGTCATGGGTGGGTCTGGCATTCAGCACCAAAGTTTAAAGGTGTTAAGGCTAGAGCTGAGGATATGCCTGATGGTGTCGTAATAGCTAGACAGGCGAGACATTTTGTGGCTGTTATTGATGGAGCTGTTCACGACATATGGGATTGCTCCCATAAAATGGTTTACGGCTATTGGGCTAAGGTATAATTAATAAGCACTGCGGCTCAGGTTGCAGTGCTTAGATAATTAAACCAAGGAGAAAAGAAATGGTTGATAAGAGAGTATTAATTAATTTTAGCGAGGCGCAGTATGAAGCTGTGGCTGAAGCCGCCAACAAATCGGCTCTGAGTTTTAATGCGTTTGTCAGGATGGCATCTTATATGGCGGCGTCAAAAGCTGGCGTTGAAGTTGCCAAGCCAGAGGCAACTGACGCAGAAAATATACAGGTTGTCGAATGATAGTCATTGGCGTTGATTGTGGTTTCTCTGGGGCGATTGCACATTACTGCACGCGCACTAAAGATCTGGATGTCGTTGACATGCCGACAGTGCTTAACTCAAAAAATAAAACGGAAGTTGATATATACACGCTCCTGCATATTTTTGAGCCAGAGGCAAAGTTAAGAATGGCTGTGATTGAGCAAGTCGCATCGAGGCCAAATCAATCGTCGGTTGCCACGTTCAGATTTGGCATGGGCTACGGATCTTTGCTTGCATGTGTGGCGGCTAACAAAACGCCAATGCATCTGGTCACGCCTCAGAAATGGAAGAAACACTTTGGCCTGTCATCTGATAAGGATACTAGCCGCCAGTTGGCGATGCAGAGATTTCCAAATCATGCCGATAAGTTTGCCAGAAAGAAAGATGATGGCAGAGCTGAAGCGGCACTCATTGCGCTGTATGGCGCAGAAGTTTTAAATAAGTAAATTAGGAGAATATAAATGCAAATAATACCCAGCGAAGAGCTGTCAAATAAGGCATATCACGAACTGCTTGCAATCTCGTCAAGCGCTGTGAAGACAGTCGCAACGTCATCATTATACCACTGGAAGAACGCTAAGTTTAGCTCCACGCCTGCTATGATTTTAGGCTCTGCGTTTCATGCGATGCTGTTAGAGCCAGAGAAAAACTTGGTTACAAACTCTGGGTTGCAACGTCGTGGCAGTAAGGCTTGGAAAGATCAGGAAAATTTTCTAGGTGACGATGAGATCCTATTGCCAGAGGGTGAATACGAGCAGTGTCAGAAAATGGTTGATGGTTGCCTGCAAAATAAAATGGCGAGAAACTTATTAACGAATGAAGATCTGCTGGCTGAATATAGCTTCATAGCGACATGCCCAGAAACTGGATTAGAGCTTAAATGCAGACCCGATGGGCTGTTAAAAGAGGCTGGCATAGTAATAGATCTAAAGTCATGCTTGGACGCATCCTATCGTGGATTTGATAAGGCTGTGAGAAATTACAGGTACGACTTGCAGGAATGTTTCTATCGATATGTCTTAAAGCTATGCGGAATTGAAACTACAAACTTTATATTTATTGCTACTGAAAAAGGCTCATACGCTACAGCCTGCTATGAGATGTCAGATAAATATAACAAGTATGCAGAGGCAGAAATGTTTAAGACACTGCGAAAAATAAAAGTGGCACAAGATACAAACACTTATGACACTGGATGGCCTGAGTTGGATACGATTAGTCTTCCAGCATATCTCGATGAGGATCACGGCTTATAATTAAGGGAGAATACAAATGTTAAAACACATACAGATAAATAATGCATTAAATTTTATTAAAATATGCAAAAGCGAATTGAAAGTTAAAGATCAGTACGTTTTAATAGATATTATTGAAATACTTTTGTTTATTAAAAAAATAAATAAAGATGATGTAAATAGCAGTTTATTGCAAAAGTCATTAGGTAAATCACAAGCTAAAATACATAGATCAATAAATTATTTAAAAAAACTAAATTTTTTAAACACACACATTTGCCAAATTGATAAACGCCAAAGAATAATTACGCTTACAGATAAAGCAAATTTATTTATCGATTTATTGGTATTGAATAATTTTGGTAAAAATTACTTTGAAGATTTATATTCAGATGAAATAAACAATTACAGGTGTTTGTCAAAAGAATTTACGAGGTTGAATTTACTGAATGCAAGTATTAACGGCGTAAATTTAGAGAACTGGAAGAAACGATTAAAAAATGTAATTAAAGAAAAATTAATTGAAGAAATAGAAACTGGCGCAAGATACATAAAAACATCGCAAGGTATTGTTACTTATAAAGTGCTTTTTAAAAGGTTGTCAGGATGTACTTATTTAGAAGCTCTGGATGAAATACAAGATATGAAACCAGAAATATTACTTAAAACATTGAAGCCAACAGATACAAAAATCCCAGCGTAGGGGTACTACGCATAACCTAAAAGGAGTTGTAAAATGCAACACATAATCTCTGGCGTGAAGGCGCTATACCCAAGACTAAATTCTACATACAGATTTGATCAGGAAGATTACAAATCAGTGAAGTGTGACCCAAAAGATGAGGGGGCGGCATATGAAATGTCGTTTAACCTTACAGGTGAGCAGTGTAAGGAGCTGAACACGATCTGTATGCAAGCATATAAAAATGCGGCGGCGTTAGAAACCAGCAAACGCAAGTGGCCTGAGCAACCACTGAGCTTGCCATACAAACGTGATGACAACAAAGAAGGTCATTGGATTGGTAAGGCGAAGCTCAAGGGTGCATACTCTGGCGAGGCTACAAACCCACCACGTCAGGTCGATGCATCACGCAAGAAATTGCCAGATGGATTTGAGCTGACATCTGGGTCAACTGTAAATATTGCAGTGACAGTCGTACCATACAATACAGGTACAATAAATGGTGTGTCGCTCAGATTACGTGCAGTGCAAGTGCTGGAGCTGGCAGAGAAGCAGGAGAGTGAAGACCCATTCACTGAAGTCGCTGGCGGATACTCAGGCGGTGCGGCTCAGATAAATGGCGTGGAGCAAGATCCATTTGGATTGCCACCAGCACAACCAGCTCAGTCAAATGATCTGGAAGACGAAATACCATTTTAAATTAATCACAGCGTTAGGCAGAACTGGTCGAGGTTTTGTCTAACGCCCATATAAAAGGAGAATATTATGAAAAACGGAAAATGGTCAAAAGAAAATTTTAAAATATACGATATGCAAAACCCACATATTTACGAGCAGTTTAAACACTTTGCATTGATTGTAACTGAGAAGCGTGAATACTATTCAGCAAAATGTATATTTCATAGGGTGCGTTGGGAAACAATGATGTCAGGAACTGGCGATCATAAAATTGATGATGGATGGATTAGCCATTATGCTCGTAAATTCATGGACGAAAATCCAGAGCATGAAGGCTTTTTTAAAACACGTAATCGAGTAAATTCATATCACTCGTAAATAAATAGGGGATAAAATGCAAAACACGAAATACCCAAATGCAAATTGGGATCAATATTCAAGTAAAATTATAAGCGCATTATCATTGAAAAAGACTGCCGTTGGCGAATATCATGGGGCTTGTCCAGTGTGCCAAGGAAAAGATCGCTTCTGGATCAAGGAAGATAATAACAACGATGTGATGGTGAGCTGTCGCCAATGTGGCGATTATGCTGGCATAAAAGACGCACTGAGAAACCAGAAGTTGTGGCCTGATGAAAATGAGAAGCCAATGATAAGGGAATACACAATAAGCTGGCCTGAGCCAGAGCCAGAGGCGACGCATCCATACCTGATTAAGAAAAAGATCGGGCTGGGCAATGCTAAGATAGATGGCAACTTGCTGGTCATCCCTGTAATTAATTCCAAGGGCAAACGTGTGGGCGTCCAGAATATTAATCCAGCAGGATCAAAGAAATTTTCTACTGGTATGCCAGTTGTCGGAAATTTTAGCGTTATTGGCGGAAAATTAGATGATTTAATTTATGTTTGCGAGGGCTGGGCAACAGCAATGTCAGTGCATATGGCTACAGGTAGGCCAGCAGTATTCGCATTGTCGGCTGGTAATATGACTGCTGTAATAGGTGAGCTTTACGAGGCACGTCCAAATTTACGCATTGTGGTGGCAGGAGACAACGACGAGGCTGGCATGAAAGCTATTGAAAAGTGCGTTAACGATCACAATGTGCAATCTGTTGTGCCTGACGTTGACGGCTGGGATTTCAGCGATATGTGGATCAATCGTGGCAAAGAGGCTACTGCAAAGGCTCTGGAAGTAAAGAGCCTGTTAGATCAGGTGTTTTTCCCAAATGATGCAGTCGCACAACTCGATAGGAGCTACTTAGTGAAGGGCTGGTTCGGTCAAGGTCAATTATCGATGGTTTATGGAGCGTCCAACGTGGGTAAATCATTTTTCGTGCAGGATATTGCGTGGCATGTATCTGCGAGCCAAGATTGGCATGGAAACAAGGTTAAGGGCGGCGTGGTGCTATTCTTGGCTCTGGAAGGCGGTACAACCACGCACAATCGCATTGTGGCTCTCAAACAGCAGTACCCAGAGCATTCAGACGTTAAATTGGCTGTGAGGCCATTGCCACTCAATTTGTTGGATGGTGAAGTTGACGTGAATAAAATTTGTGATTTGTGTGATGAGATAAAAAAGATGCACGGCGACATTGCCATGATTGTCGTGGATACATTATCTCGGTCAATGCCTGCTGGCGATGAAAATTCTCCTGCAAGTGCAACTGCTGTGATATCTGCTGTAGATAAAATCAGGGCTACAACGAGCGCACATCTCATGCTGGTGCATCACTCAGGCAAAAATCTGGAAGCAAAGGCGCGTGGTCACAGCTCATTACGTGCGGCTGTGGAAACTGAGATAGAGCTGAGTTATGACGAGGCGACAGGTCTGCGAACTGCATTAGCTACCAAACAGAGAGATCTGG